CCTGTCCTCTGTGCCAAGATTTATCTTGCACATTGGGGACAAGTAGCCCAGGTTGGTGGTTCAAGCAATACGTCTTGTAAATATTACAACACTTTTCGCTTTGAGTCCAATCAACCCGTGACGGAATTCCTAGACCGCCGAACGAACTAGGCATATATGCCTGGTCCGATCGGTATACCTTGGTTTCAAACCATCTGGGCATTCCAGCTCGAAGTGCAAGGGGTATTACCCCTTCTATAAAATGTTTATAGTCGTCCGAGCTGATATGCCTTACAGATCTTTCTAAATCTCTGACCTTTCCGATCAGGGGATCTGGCTCTTCAAAAGAGTCGTGTCCTCCTTGTTTTCGGAATTCATTGAGAAGGCGCACCTTGACAGTGTCTTGGTGTATACCAGGTTTATACCTGGGTGCCATCCCAAAGGCCTGGCAGTAGGATACATATTTCCTTGAAATACAATACTTCTGCCACGAGATCTCTAAATTTAACGACTGTAGAAACATTGGTGGAAGTTTTACTTCCTCTAACGTTCCAACAGCCGTGTGATCATCACCAGCACAAGCAAAGGCCGATCCTGGGGTCTTCCGGTAAATCCGGTTTCTCCCATACGTCCTCTGCATGTAAAGCTCAAAGTTCACATCTTTTAAGTGATGGAACCCTGCCTGAGTGCAACACCACGATGCCATTGAGGTAATCGTGAGAAGCACCTTGGTTATAGGGTCTCCCATCATCACTCCGCATTGCGTTGTGAATGTGACTTCTTTCTGCGAATCTCCTAGGCTTACCTCAGGAACCTTGTTCCTGATTAGCCGAGAGAGCCGGTGAGTTGTCTTAAAATGGACCTCGCGAGGGGAACAACATAAGCTAGCGGCATCCGCTAGATATGTCTTTGTCCCCCCCGTTGCATCGAGGTTCGAAATAAAACCTTTAAGTAGGCTTTCCGACAGCTTGTGACCGAAATTATCGGTTGCATTGCTTAGATCGGAACTGGATATATACTCTGGTAATTTACCATCGTATTTCCCTGGGCCGAAATGATTTTCGTAGGAGGTTCCAAACCTCCAAAGATTATCATGTTCGGTCAGGCCTACACGAGCGCCAGGGAGGCATTCAATTGCCTCTTTGAGGATGTGCATTGCCGGTACCATGTACAGGTATGCCCACGTCTCGCTGGCGGTCAGCGGTCGGATTTTACAACCCGGTTCTCCTATGATGAGCAACTTCGACTTAATAAGTTCGAATTCTTTCTCATCAAATTCCTTCTTCTTAAGGGATGCCCATAAGAAAAGGAGGAGGCCGAGTCGGCTATCAAAGCCTTTCTCGAATTGCGTACCGAGGTCTTGGTGTATTGTATATACATCACCAAGATTTCCCTCCAACGGTTCTTCGAGATAAGCACACATCCAGATAGGACAGTCGGAGTTTTCTACTTGGCATATGGTATTACCATATAAGTCAAGGAGATCTCCGTCTTCTACTTTGTTAAAGTAGTTTCCTACTGGCGTCTCCAGGAATTCGGTCAGTTCGCTTTGAGGTAGCATTATATGCCACTTCCCAAGCTCAGACCGGGAGGCTTCCCAACATGATCCACTCGATAAACTCAAGTGTGTTTCACTGAAAAGCCTCTTTCCTTGCTTCTTTGCCATAATTCTTACTTGTTCAGATACTATCTGACCAACGTCACGAGCATTCCGATAATGTTCAGGATCCCTGTCAATGACTAGGTTCCTAATATAATCGACAATCTTCAGACCCGTTGCCTTCATTGAAGGCAACGGTAAGAACCTTGATTGGCTAATATAAGAGAAGAAATAGAACTCTTCATCTGTGGGATGAGGCATTGCCTCTTTCCCATGAAGGTTGTAGAGATCTACATAGATCTCCTTTTCTTCTTCTTCCAGGTCGTCATAGCTTGACGCTCCTTCGAGGGCATTGCCCGCGTAGTAGTTCGTCAATGCACATGTTGCATTCTTCCACAAGGATGTGAAAGTATCACAACCTACGGTTAATATCTTAATAAGATATTTGTTCCGTAGTTTGGCTATGTTTTTGACCTTTTCAACATTTCCATTCACAGCGAGATACAGTAGTACTGTCAGTGACTGGACCGAGATATATATCCGGTCATTTCGCCGTGTTAGGAAATTCTCTAATCTAGAGGCAATGCGGGGCCCATTGGTTATACCAATGTGTCCGCAGACTAATCGAAAGACTTTCTTCCGATTTCTGCCATGTGTAACTTTGGCACACTTAGTAAGTTTACCATTGTTCACATTTGCCATATGTAAAGTGACCTGGCGGGGAGGTATGATACTGGAATTTCCAGTCACAGCGAGATACAGTAGTACTGTCAGTGACTGGACCGAGATATATATCCGGTCATTTCGCC